GAAAAAAGAGTTCTCACAAAGCAGAAGAAAAAACTCAAGGAAGCATTGACAGAGAAACTAATCAATGAAGGTATCGTTACACTAAATAAGCAAACCTTGGATAGTCTCGAAAATAGTGAAAAAATTGATGAGATAAATGAGAAGCTTCATGATGTTGAGTCTGCTATCAGTTATCTCGATTACATTGTGAAGAATGTGGTATTCATTGGGAATGACATCAAGAACATTCTTACTTGGAAACAATTGAACGAATGATTTTATTTGATTACGATGCAAAGAAACGTAAAGGGAAACTTGTTTGTGATAACGACATTCTCACGTTCATTCGTAATCATTTTTCTGTAGTCAATAAGTCGGCATCGTTTGCCAATAAGAAATTGAAGATGCAAGGCAAGAAGCCTACCATTCCTGACAGACAATACTGTATTCAGTTGACTGGTAACTTTGATTTCGGAATCTATAATGAGATTCGCAAGTTCCTTATTTCAGAATCCATCACAGAGATTTCATTCTCAGATTCATTCAGAGAAAATCTGACTGTCGGATTTGGCACAGAAACCCTCACTGACGGGCTTAAGTATCCTTTACGAGACTATCAAGCGGAAACCATTCAAAAGTGTCTCAGATTCGGTCGTGGAACGGTTGTATTGGCAACAGGAGCAGGTAAGTCTCTTGTCCAAGCATCTCTATTGGAAAATATCAAACTTATTAAGGGATCTCTGAAGTGTTTGCTTATTGTTCCGGGGACAGGTCTTGTTCATCAGTTGATGAAAGACTTTGAAGAGTATGAAGTATCCTTCACTTATTCACCTTGGACTGGTGAGATGGATACCAAAGGAAATAAAATTAACCCATTACAAGACACAGAAGTTGTTATTGTAAATACGGAGAACCTTTGTTCCCAATTCGGGAACTATCCAAAACTTCTTGATGTTGATTATGTGTTGACAGACGAATGTCATAAGACAAAATTCGGAAACGAAATGTCCAAGATCATTGCCAAGATGAAAACACCAAACAAATTTGGTTTCACTGGAACACTTCCAAAGGATGATATTGATAGATGGAAAATCATCGGAACTTTTGGTCCAATTGTTTATGAGAAGAACTCGAAGGAACTCCGTGATGAGAAGTTCCTCACCAACACTGAAGTTAAGTGTTTGAAGTTGATCCATTCTCCTGCACCAAAGTTCGGATATAAGAGAGAAGTTGAGTTCTTGGAGAAATGTGATGAGAGAAATGAGTTAATCGCAAAACTCGCAAATAAATTGAAGAAGAATATTCTGATTCTCGTCAATCATTTGGAACATGGTGAACTTCTACTCAGCTATTGTAATGCTTTTGAGAAAAGAGCTTTCTTCGTTTCTGGAGATATGCCTGTTGATGAACGTCAGGAGATCATTTCCATGATGGAATGCAACGATGATCTGATTGTTGTCGCAATGTCTTCTATTTTCTCAACTGGTATCAACGTCAAGAACCTACATTATGTCATGTTCACATTTGGTGGTAAAGCGTTCATCAGAACCATACAGTCCATTGGGCGTGGAGTTAGATTACACGATACAAAAGAAAAGCTTGTAATATTTGATATCTATGATAACATGAAATATTCTATGGCTCACAGTGAAGAGCGTAAGATTTTCTACGAGGAAGAACAACACACATGGACGGAAACAGAGATCAAAATATAAGTGTGGAGGAAGAACTCGCACCTGAATACAATCGTATTGTGGAGAAGTGGAAACACGTTCTAAATTCCAACAATAGATCCAAAGTCATTCTCATCGAACCTTTCGAGGGAGGAAAACATTTAATTCAACAGCATGAAGACCAGTAAAGAAATCAAAGAGAAATATTATGTTTCATCTAAACTATTCCGCGAGGAATTGACCCAATATTATTTGGATGACAAGATGACAAACAAGTTGGCCGAGAATATAGTTAAGATCGCTGAAGGTCTTTCCTATAATTGGAGGTTTATCAACTATACAAAATCGTGGAAGGAGGAAATGGTCGGTGATGCAATCATCAAGATGTATGCAGCTTTGGAAGATAAGAAGTTTAACATCGATTCGGCATTCAATCCATTCTCATACTTCAATCAGATTGCTTGGAACGCATTCTCCAATCGCATTAAGAAGGAAAAGCGTCAACATGACGGACTCGAAGAATACAAGCAGATCGTTTATGAAAACGAAATGAACGATTCCACTCATGGTGCTGTTTATATAAGACCAATGCTGGATCAAGACTTTGAGGATGGCTCTTACGACGATTGACAACTGAGATAAAGGTGTTATCATACCCGGAATGAAAATTAAGAAATCTAAGGTGGCGATCTTTTCCGATCTACACTTGGGAATTTATGGAAACTCAGAACTTTGGCATGACGTAGCTTTGAAATGGGCTGATTGGATTGTCAAAGATTTAAAGAAGAGAAAAATCAAGGATATATTTTTCCTTGGTGACTTCTTTCACAATCGTTCTGAGATCAGCGTCCAGACAATTCATGTCGCATCTTTAATCCTAGAAAAGCTTAAGGAGTTCAACATCGTAATGATTGTTGGGAACCACGATGCCTTTTACAAGAATCGTGCGGATGTTCACAGCCTTGGTCTTATCAGTGGTCACGATAATGTAACTATCGTTGATAGTTTGACAGAAGTTGAAGCATTCGATAAAAAGATTCTGTTTGTTCCTTGGAATACTGAAATTCCAGATGAGAAATACGATATAATTCTTGGACATTTTGAAATCCAAAACTTCAAGATGAACAATTACAAAGTTTGTGACCATGGATTAATGGCATCGGAACTTTTAAAGAAAACCGGATTCGTATTCAGTGGTCACTTCCACAATAGAAACATCAAGACATACGATGAGGGTCAAATCCTGTATGTTGGAAATACATTCCCAATGGATTTCTCAGATGTTGGAAATGACAAGGGTTATTACATTCTTGAGTTGGAGGATTTCAACTATCAATCATACGATTTGGAATTTATCCCAAATCCAGTATCACCAAAATTCAAGAAGATACTTCTATCCAAGCTTAAGGAATATAAAGGTGTTGATTACAAAAATAATGTGGTTAAACTAATAGTTGATATTGACTCTACCGAGAAAGAGGTTGAGAATGCTCAGGCGTTCATATCCAAGTATTCACCATTTCAATTCAACACTGAGTATAACACAACCAGCAAAAGCGTTGATGATGTAGAAGAAATTGATTCCATAGATCTATTAGAATCGATGGAAGAGTTTATCGGAACACTAAAGCTTGAAAAGAAGAAGGAAAAACGAATTGAACTTTTAATAAAGAATTTGTATGAGAAAAATAAAGTATAAAACACTTAAAATAAAGGATTTCCTGAGTATCGGAAAGGATACATTGAATATCGACTTCCAAAGTGGATTGAATCTCATAACTGGAAACAATATTGACAATCCAGAACGTAGAAACGGAACTGGTAAGTCTGCCATCATTGAAGCATTTTATTATGCTCTGTTTGGCACCACAATTCGTGATATCAAAAAGGAATTTGTAATTAATAACGTCACCAAAGGTAAAGGACGCATCGAATTAGTGTTTGATGTTGCCACCGATACTGGAACCAACACCTACAAAGTTATTCGTCAGTTGAAACCATCAACTGTTGAGTTGTATAAGTGTGGTGATGAAGATGAAGACATTGCTAAAGATTCCATCTCCAATACCAACAAATATATTTGTGAATTGATCGGATCGAATCCAGTAATTTGTAAATCGTGTGATATCCTCTCGTTGAGTGATAATACTCCTTTCATGGGCAAGAAGCCTGAAGAAAAAAGGAAGTTTATCGAAGATATTTTCACACTGGAGATCTTCGGCAAGATGCTGAAGGATCTCAAAGAAGAGATCAGATCAAATAAGGGAGATATATCCATATCTATTGCCAAGATTGAAGAGATGACAAAGAATATTGTCATGCTCCAAGGTCAATATGATGCACAATTGAAAGAGATTGAGGAAAGAGATGAAATTCTTCAAGCTAAAAAGCTCGAAGTCCAATCCAAAATCGATGCTATCGACAAAGAGTTAGACACAATTGAGCACATTGACACTGTTTCGATTGAAGAAGAGAATGTAAAGCTGAATGATCTGTGGACTAAGATCGATGGTAAGCTTGCTAATTTACATACAGCAGCATCGGATCTACAAGCTACAAGAAAAATAAAGTATGCCAGCTTGCTACAAGCAAGTGATATTGGTGGAGTTGCATGTGATAAATGTTTACAAGATATATCACACGAACATACTGAGTTTATCGAAGCCAGAAAAGTTGAACTCCAAGATAGTATCGAAGAACTCAATCAGGCTATCAATGCGAATCTTGCTGATAAGACTACATGGGATGATAAAAAGACCAAAGTCAGAACTAAGATTGCTAAAAACAACGAGACGATTCAATTATCCAAGACGAACGAGAATAAAAGATCCAATCTTAATATCTCTCGAACTCAATACATCGAATCATTGACCAATCTTGAAGATGATGAAAACTCATTGAGTGGGTTTCTGGCTTCTGCTCTTAAAATGGTCGAAGATTCCAAGACCAGAGTTGAAGAAGAAACCAAACATCACAACAATCTGAAAGAAATAGCAGAAGACTTGGAAGTTGGTAGATTCATTCTTGGTGAGGAAGGTATCAAGTCATTTATTATTAAACGACTGTTGGATATGCTCAATTCATCAATTCAAAAATATATCAATGCTCTTGGAATGACAATGCGTTGTAAATTTGACGAATACTTCGATGAAAAGATCACCAATGACAAAGGCAAGGATATATCTTACTGGAACTTCTCCGGTGGAGAACGTAGAACAGTCGATCTCGCGTGCGCTTGGGCATTCAAGGATATCAAGAAAAAGATCAGTGGTGTTTCATCTAATGTTGAATTCATGGATGAAATCTTTGACTCTGCGTTTGATGAACGTGGTCTTGATCTACTAATCGAAGTCCTAAAGGACAGAATTGATAAAAATGGTCTGTCATGTTATGCAATCTCACATAGAAAAGAGACTTTGAAGCATGTTGATGGTGAAATTGTCAATGTTGAGAAGGAAAATGGCGTGACCAGAAGAATTGCTTGACTAAATTAAGTGGGCATGTAATTATTTACATGTTCGCTAATAGTCCGTTCGCAAGTCCATTCCCAGCATCTCCATTCGGTGTTAAAAATGCACCAAAAGTAATTAATACACCTCTCCCAAATGATATGGGAAACAGGTATATTAACTTCATGGCGGGGAACGATGGATGTGCTGCATATCGTAGAGGATTTGTTTCCAATCATATCAGAATGACGGGACATGGAGATGTTACAGATCTTACCAAAATGGTTGGTGAGAAAGGATTCTATCATGGAATCAAAACTGTAACTCTTCAAAGACAGGCAGCGCCTCACCAAAAAGAGTTCATTCAATATCTGAAATCCTTGCAACCGGAATTCGGTTTCAAGATGATCTATGAAGTCGATGACGTTGTATTCCGCGAAGAGATTCCAGATTATAATGTATCAAAACATGGGTTCGATACTGATGAAGTTCGTCAGAATTGCATTGATATGATTAATCTATGCGATGAGGTTACTGTAACCTGTAAGTATATGAGAGATCTATATGAGGCGAAGACTGGAAAGAAAGAAATTACTGTCGTTCCTAACTTCATGCCTTACTGGTGGATCGGTCATCAATACAATTATACCAAGAACATTGAGAATTATGACAAAAATAAGAAAAGACCTCGAATTGTTTACGCTGGGTCTGGTGCTCACTTTGATGTTAAGAACGTCACAGGTCAACAAGACGACTTTACTCACGTAATCAAGTTCATTGTCGATAATCGTTTCAAATATCAGTTTGTGTTTATCGGTGCGTATCCACCACCACTAGATCCATTCATCAAGGCAAGAGAAATTGAATTCCATCCTTGGGTCAACCTTCTAATGTATCCTTCCTTCTTGGCATCTCTAAATGCTCAGTTATTCATTGCTCCATTGATGGACACTCCATTCAATAAGAGTAAATCAGACATCAAGTTCATTGAAGCTGCACAATTGGGTATTCCTTGCTTGTGTCAGGATATGGAGACATATCAAAATGCTCCAGATTTCCTACGTTTCAAAACTGCTGACGAATTGGAAGCAAAAATTGAGAATCTTCTCAACTACAAGAACAAGGCGAAGTATTACAGACTTCTTCCAGAACTTAGAAAGATTGGTGCGAACCGATTCTTGGAAGTTCCTGAGAACATTGGTTGTTTCTTGGAAGCATTGGATTTGCCGTTCGGATCACCACAACGTCACTATTTGAAAAAATGGAATTGACAAGTCTAGTTCCCGTGCTATCTTGCGAGCAGAATGTATCGAAATTGCGTTTATAATAACAAGACAAAATCAATCCACCTATGGACTTGGGATGCCCAAGGTAATAGAATCTTTCAAGAGTTGGATTACAAACCTTATCTCCATTTGGAGGATAAGAGAGGTGAGGACACTTCCATATATGGGACACCTCTCAAGAAAAGGGAATTCGATACATTATGGGATCGCAATAAATTCGTCAAGGAAAGTGGTATAACCAGAGTATTCGAGAATATTCCACCATACCAACAGTTTCTAATCGACAACTACTTTCATTGTAACGGTGATGAGGACTTCTCAAAGAATCCTCTGAAGGTTATGATTTTGGATATTGAGTGTCCCGGTGTTCCGGGTGGAAAATTTCCAGAACCAGAATTAGCTGAAAACGTCATCGACCTATTGAGTTGTTATGACACCCTAACCAAAAAATATACCGTATTTGGTCTGAAGGCATATACGCCAAAAGCCAAAAATGTAGTATATACACACTGCAAGTCAGAGCATGATCTATTGAAGAAATTCATTGGTCATTTTTCCTCTGATTATCCAGACTGTTTGGTTGGTTGGAATAGTGCGGGATTCGATATTCCTTATATTGTTAATAGGATCACTTTCGAACTTGGTAAAGAGTGGGCAGATGAATTATCTCCCCTTGGAAGGATATATGAGAAGATCAACAAGCAGGGTAAATTTGGTGCTCCGTCAAAAGAGTATGTGATCGAAGGTATTTCTTGTGTTGATTATTTCGTCCTTTACAAGAAGTTCGCAATGGAACCATTGGAGTCCTATAAGTTAAGCTATGTAGCTGAATTCGAACTGGATGACAACAAGGTTGATTATGTGGGTTCTTTGGCAGAGTTATCAATCAAAGATTGGGAAACATACGTCGATTACAATCTACAAGACGTTAAGCTCATTGTTGATCTTGATGATAAGCTTCGATATATCGAGTTGCTGAGATTCATCTCATATCTTGCGTTGTGCAACATGGAGAATGCCATCAAAACTAATCCAGTCATTACTGGCGCAATTGCAATTAGAGCAAGGTATAGAAACGAGAAGATTCCGACATTCGTTAGAAATGGAACAGGAGAGAAAATCGCGGGCGCGTATGTAGCACCACCTAAACTTGGATTCTCAAAGAACATCGTTAGTTTCGATGCCAACTCTCTGTATCCAAGTGTGATGATAACTGGAAATATGTCTCCAGAGACTAAAGTCGGTTCAGTTGAGAAGATTGGAGATATGTTCCATATTCGTCATGTCACGGGGAGAACCTATGAGATGACCAAAGACAACTATCTAAAGTATATCAAAGCTGAACAAATAACTCGTTCAGAAAGCAACATCCTGTTCTCACAGAAAAAGGTGGGAATCATGCCTGAATTCTTGGACTTCCTTTACACGAAACGTAAAGAAATGAAGGCTAAAATGTCTGCATTGAAAAAGGAGTTGAAAGAACGAAAAGGTTCGATGACTAAGAAGGAGATTTCCGCGATGGAATCTGACATTCAGAAATATGACACGTTCCAACATGCTTACAAAATCACACTAAACTCCACTTACGGTTATTGCGCTAATAAGTTCGCTCCATTGGGTGATCGCGAGATTGGTGAATCAGTCACATTGACTGGTCAATCAGTCATCAAGAAATCTAATGAGTTGGTGATGGAGTTCCTAACTTCAAAATACCCAGAAGTTGTTGGATATGACAATGAAATTCTCATATACAACGATACGGATAGTTGCTATCTGTCATTGGGGATACTTGAACAGTTCGGAATCAATCTTAAAAGGGGTGATAAGATAAATCCAGAGTTTTACGATCTTTGTGATCAGTTAGAAAATTATATCAATGATGGATGTAATGCATGGGCTAAGAGAAGACTCTGGTCCACTGATGCCAGATTCGTATTCAAGAGAGAATCGATTTGTAGCAGCGGAATTTTCGTAAAAAAGAAGTATTATGTGTTGCATGTGTTGGACGACGAGGGAATCCAAGTTGATAAGTTCAAATACAAGGGTGTGGACGTTGTTAAAACAACAATGCCTAAACCCCTAAAACCTTATGTTAAAAAAATCATCGAAACCATGATTACCACTCAGTCGATGAGTGATACAAATGAAGCGTTTATGAATACATATGACATTTTCAAAGGTCTTAACGTAGAGCAAATTTACACCAATATGGGTGTGAATAACTACGATAAGTATGCCAATGAATGTAATGAGTTCCAAACAGCTAAGAAGATGCCTGCACAACTTAAGAGAGCGTATTGGCATAACCTAATTTTGGATAAATTGGGGATCGCTGATAAATATCCAAAATTTAGATCAGGTGATAAGATCAAAATGGTCTATCTAAAGAAACCCAATAGATATGGGATTGATTCCATCGGATTCAAGGGAACATATCCTAAAGAATTCGATGAAATTTTCGAGATTGACTATGAGATGATGTTTGGTAAGATTCTGTATGCGTCAATTGAAAGATTCTACAAGTCTGTAAACTGGATTTTACGCAAACCAAACGAAAACGTAAAAATAGAATTGGAGGATTTCTTCTCATGACACTACAAGAAGCATATAATAAAGGTTTGACTGATGCCGAAACAGTCACAATTGAAAAGTTAAACAACTCATTGAACCGTGTTGATGATGGACCATTTGCGAATCCAGAATTGGAAGCAGTCAGACAGAGGTTTTTGGCTTGTGTATCAGAGAAGAATGTCATTGATATCTTGGAAGATATGATAAATGGCAAGGATTTCGAATACGACAACGAAGGAACTGATAATATCATCATCAATTTCTACGGAGACTTGATGAAGTATCTAGTTTCGACCGTTGGAGAACGCAATAAGTTGGGGGTGAGGATGAAAAATTCTTTGAGTAAGGTCAAATATGACTTGCAATTTCAAAGGAATGTGGTAAATTAATACAGATGAAAGAAAAACACACTGTAATTATAGATCAAATCGGACGCATTCTTCTTGGAGTTGAAGTTGGTCAAACAGAGTCCACATTGACTCTCAATAACCCAATCATTCTTCACTTTCAACCTGCCCAAAATGGACAGCTTGAACTTCAAGTTTATCCTCTGTTCTTCTTCGAGCTTTTGGATAAAGCGAAGCGTGCTCAGAACAATTGGACGTTTAACAAAGCTTCAGTCACTCTATCCGATATTGAACTGAACGACGATATCCTAGCAAGATATGAACAAATCAACACGCCACCTGCGCCTGTTAAAAATAACCCTAAAGTAATCTCCATAGACGACCTGTAATATGGCAAAAAAGGAAGATAAAGAATATTTCAAGTTGATGGATTTGATTGATGAAATCAATCCCTATTCTTGTTATTTGAGTGAATCAAAATTCTCAAATATCGATGAGTATATTGATACTGGTTCGATGGCTCTTAATGCGATCATATCTGGTTCAATGTATAAAGGAGTTCCATGTGGAAGACTTGTTCAGTTCGCTGGACCTTCTCGAACAGGTAAAACATTTTTTATTCAGAAGCTCATAGCGAATGCTCAGAAAATGGGTAAATTTGTAGTCGTTTTCGATAGTGAAAACGCTATTGATGCAAAGGGTGCTATTGGATTCGGCATTGATCCTACTAAGGTCAAGTATGTTTCAACCACAACTATCGAGAATACTCGAAATGCTATTAAGAAATTCTTAGCTGGTGTTGCTGCTGCTGGAAAAATGGGTGAATTCGTCATCATTATCGATTCAATAGCTCAGATGGAATCTGAATTGGGTGAAAAGCGTATGGCAGAAGATAATAATGCTGCTGACATGGGAACATTTGCCAAGTCAGTCAAGTCTCTTTTAAAGACTTGTATCAATTGGGGAAAGATTACCAAAACTACAGTTATCTGCACTAACGAAGTGTATGATGATCCAAGTAAGATGTATCCACCTCTTGAGAAGAGTATGCCGGGTGGTAAAGCTGCGGTATTCAAACCAACCGTAACTGTTCAATTGGCTCGTCTTCTCACTAAAGATGATGATGGTAAAACTATCGATAATACACTCAAAGCTGCTCAGAAGAGTTTCTCTGGTATTATTATTCGATGCTTGACTGTTAAGAATCGTTTGATTCCTGAAATGTTGGAAGTTGAACTGTATTTGTCCTTTGCAACAGGCTTAGACAAGTATTATGGACTTCTTGATATCATGAAGGGTATGGGTGTTGTCGTTCTTGACGGTAGAACCTACAAAGATTTCGAAGGAAATTCTTTGGGTTATTACAAGAATTGGAGAAAAGAACAAGCAGTTTGGGATCGTTTACTTCCAGTATTGGAAAAACGAATCAATGAAACTTGGGTATTCTCTGACGTTGAAGATATTCCACCTGAAGAAGACGATTCTGATGAAGATGACGAACTAGAAGAAGACTTACATATTAGTGCTTTGGATAGTTTAAAGAATCTGAAGAAAAAAGTGTCGGCTAAAATCGATCTTATCGAGGAAGAAGAAGTTCCATCTGAAGAATAATGAGTGATTTCGAATTTATAAATGGTGATTGTTTGGTAGAACTACCTAAACTAAAGGATAAAAGTGTAGATTTCATTCTATGTGATCCACCATACGAAACCAACTATAAATTCGATTGGGATAAAGGTATCAATCTTACCCTACTCTGGCCCGAATTAAAAAGGGTCTTAAAAGACAACGGGGTTGTGGCTATAACAGGTCAACAACCCTTCACATCCCATCTGGTCATGTCAAATCTTGAATGGTTTAGATATGAATGGATTTGGGATAAGCAAATCCCGAAAGGAATGCATCGTGCGAAACAGCAACCAATGCGTAAGCATGAGAACGTGGTGATATTCTCTGAGGAATATACCAGTAAATACTATCCCATTATGACTCCAAGGGATAAACCTGTAACCTCATACAACATCACCAAAAATAATAAAGGTGGTATTGGAGCTTACAAGGACAATGATACCAAGAAGTTCACCTATACTGAGAAGAATCCAACTAGTATTATCACTGGTTGCTTCGAAGCTAATAGAGGAACGGTTAGATACCACCCAACACAAAAACCAGTGACCTTGATGGAGTATTTGATCAAGACATACACCAAAGAAGAAGAAACCGTCTTGGATTTCTGCTATGGTTCATGCGCTACGGGTGTAGCGTGTAAGAATACCAATAGAAAGTTTATTGGTATTGAGATGGATGACACCTATTACGAGCTAGGTAAAGAACGAGTCATCGGAGTTTGATTTTTCTTCATTCTCGAATCGTGGAAAGCTCGTCTATTTATTTTTGTATCGCTATCTCTTGTAGCGGATTTAATAGCATCAATGTTTGTGACATTCATTCCGTAAGCTTGTTCTCTATTTTGAGCAGCAGCTTTAGAAGTTCTATGTTCTTTTACACGGACAGCATTCATAAAATTTGCTAAATTAGTTGGATCTAATAATTCTTCTTGAAAATCTCTCGAACTGAACCAGTGTGGATCATCTTTAACCTTATTTATAATGGCTGTAGTGACCTTCATCTTTGTAGAAGGTGTGCTTTTCCAAAGATTCAACTCTCTTAAATAGTTTCCCATTTCAGAATTGGAATCTTTGAGTTGTTGGATAACATCACCCTCCCCATAATTTCCTTGTGAGAGATATAGATACAAATATCGGAGTTTTCTGTCTTGTAAAACCGAATCATCCAATCCAAATGCTTCCTGCCCTCTGGAATCTACTAAGTGTGGATACTTTGACACTCCATATTTGAGGTATTCATTGATCTTACTGATCAAGTTTTGAAGTCTTTGATTAGTTTCAGTGTCTAGTTGACCGGGAGCTAATCTCGGAGTTCTTGCCTCTGAGAAGAATGTTTTGAAGGATTTCATCTTATTGGTATTTGAGAATCCATTCGTGATAGGAGAGTTTCTTACATCCTCTATCTTTGAATTCACCTTTAGATTGGAATCTATCCTTAGAAACTTGTTCAGTCATGTATCCCATGACAGAAGATTCTACGACAGTTTCTTCATCTTCTTGTGCGGAAGCCTTACCTAAGTTCTTTTGAACGCTGTTAATTTCAGCGTTTTGAGCTTTTTGAAGTTGTGGTCTTTTTTGCATAAATTGTGCGTATCCTCTACGTAGTGCTTCTTTCTCACCCGGAACTTCTTCAAGTCCCCATTTAATAGCATCGATTTCTTGTTGAACTTTATTAGCTTTCCCAATCATTTCGTTTTGCAACCATGTGTGGAACTTTTTAAATTTCTCTTTATCACCGGGATTAACTAATACAGCATCGATAATTTCTTGATCGTAACCCGGAAATTCTTCTTTAGAAGGTTCAACGTCATACTTATCAAGCATTCCCAATGATTTTTGGATCTCACCGATTTCAAATAACCATAGATCCATAAGTTTCTTGATAGAATCTGGATTTTTTGCTTTGAATTGTTCGATCTTTCCTTGGAAATCAGCCATATCAATACCGGAAGCATGTAGTTTACTATATGCTTGATGTAATGTTTCTAAAAGTTTGATATTAGAATTGTATAATGGCTCGATATAGCCCGGTGGAAACTGTGGATATTGATCCGCTACGTCCTGAAGGATATCGTTCTTGGTTTCTTCATCAGCATTACGGAACTTAGATAGTTGTGCGTTCACTGTTTGTTGAACGTGTTTACCATTATCAATCAAAACTTCCAAAGCGTCAGTAATTAAGAACGCATTATCAATGAAATCATTAGCAACACCCGATTCTTGGCCTTTTCTTTGTGGAGTTGTCTCAGTTTTTCTCTGTCTCTTATGGAACATAGCTCTATGAATCTGTTTCAATAGATCTTTGATGCTAGTTTGTGCCGAGTCAATCTCTTCTGGAGACATACCACCATGACGTTCAGAACGTCTTTCACCAGCAGCATAAGAAGATGCGTTTGTGATTCGGTTATTTGCAACATAATTCAGAATATTGTTCTGATCTAGTGCCTTTTGTTTGAATTCTGGCGACATTATCTTGTCAGCATGGTCCGTAATAGACTTGGTAATAGCCGCACGATAGAGTTTATCTGGGTCATTGAACTGTTTTCTCCAACCTTCTTTCGGAATTCCTAGAATGTTACAAGCTGCACTGATGATTTCGTGGTTAGCTTCATCATCACCAACTTCATCACTGTCACCAACTTCATCAATCCCAGCAAGAAGGAAAATAACGTATCGTAATGCACGATTCACATATCTATTTCCACCCATACCCGGAACAAATTCTCCATTAACTTCTCCACCACGGGACATTACTTTGCCAACAGAGTCGAAAATATTCTTAATAGTTGATCCAGCCTCTTGACCACCAGCAACCCAAGGAGAAGGTCTTGCCATTTCGGTAAGAACTTCTGCTCTTTTAGCATAATAATCGAAGTTATATTTAGTCATATATCTATTTATCGGATTGACAAACGAATTTGGCGTGCTACCCTGCGGAATGGAAATAAAAAAGTCGATGCTCTTCTCCTGTTCTTCCGAGAACCATGAAAAATCTTTACTGAGAGGTAGTATTTTTGATATGGAATTGGGAATAAAGAATAACGGACTTCATTATGTCTGGAAAGATAATAACCGTATGTCTTTAACACAGGTTTACAACCAAGCTATTGATGAAGCTGTCAGAAAAGATGTGGATTGTCTCATTCTAGTTCACGATGATGTCATCCTAGAGGAAGACCCACTTCCTAAATTAGAAAAACTTTTCGATACCTTTGACCTTGTGGGAGTTGCAGGAACTAAACATTTGGAGATTAAGTCTCCGTGTCTTTGGCATTTGATGGGTGGAGGATTCCATTCAGGTAATTTACATGGGAAGGTCCAACATCTATATAAAGAAGTCGATCTATATGGAAACGAAAGGTTATCCAAACCAGAATCAAACTTCGGTCCAATTCCCCAGAGAGTTCTGATGATTGATGGAGTTTTCATGGCATTGAATAGAAAATGTATGGAAACTATGAGATTTGATGAGACTATTCCTTGTGGATTTCACTTTTATGACTTGGATTTCTCCTTATCTACTCATCAGAAAGGACTTAAGGTTGGTGTTGGTGATATTCTTATCACACATGCTTCTCCGGGTCTGCGATCCTTCACACCAGAATGGATTGAGGGTGATAAGTGGTTCTTGGAGAAGCATGGTAATTAAGATATGATAAGACATAATTTCATTTGTAAGGTTGTAAACGAGTTAATCGAGAACGACTTTTCGGTGTTTATCCACAACAAAGACAGAGTGGAAGAGTGTGGAGGATGGTTTGATTCTTCTAAGAAAGAATTCACCGTTGCCATGAAAGACAGAATGGGATATGAGATCCTAATTCACGAATACTCCCATTTTTTACAGTGGAGAGATAGAAGACGTTACTTTAATAAGAAGCTAAAGTCTGTTGAGATAATTTTCTCATGGATTGATGGTAAAGGATACGATAATCCTACCCTAGAAAAAGCAATCAAAGAACTTATAGAGTTGGAATGGGATTGTGAGATGGGTGCTATTGAACTTATCCGTAAGTATAATCTTGACGTTGATATTAATGAGTATATCAAAGCTGCAAACGCATACTTACTATTTTATCATATGGTATATGAACAAGGAGTTTGGTGTAAGAAGTCCCCATACAGTAAGAAAATTGCTGATACTATGGATACAGCCTTACATCCTTTAGAATATTACCTGAACCCAGACAATTTAACACATAAACAAAGAGTCGAATACGAAAAGATTTTAAGATGATCCCTCAATATAAAATTGAATTTGAGAATTGCATCCCTTATGTCACACATAGGGGAGTGAAATATATAATACATGAAATGCATAGGGATTCTTCTGTGGTAGTTATAGAGATTAAACCTAAAATGATAATTATAGCACACAAATGATTGATTTAGACGAATACGAGAACATTATCGCGTTCAAAGCGATGACAGACGCAACTTATCTTAATTCGATTGCGGAGTATGTAAAGCCTGAATACTTTTCTAATGATCATATTGGAAAATACTTTGAGATTGTTGGAGATTTTTACGATAAGCGTGGGAAGCTTCCCACGCTTACAGAAATTAAACCATATCTCACGACAGAAGCTCTAAAGAGAGATTTCAAAAGGTTAATTCAATCTTTTGAATCGATGGATAAGAATCTGGATAAGGACGAACTGTATCAGAATACAGAGAAATTCTTGAAGGAAAGAGCAACTTGGTGTAGGATCGTTGAGATAACTGAGAATGTCGAAGAGAAAGTTAAGAATCCATCCGAAGTATTGGATTCCTTTGAAGAGATTTGTAAGATATGTTTGGAGATTGATCGAGGAATCGAACTCTTCAGAGATAAAGATAAGGTTGTTGAGAGCATTCTAGCTGAAGATGAATGTATATCTTCTGGATGGGCATGGGTCAATGAACATTTGGATGGTGGATGGCGACAAGAAGGTAAAGCATTGTATGTATTTGCTGGTGAAGCCAACATTGGTAAGAGTATTTTCCTTGGAAACGTCGCTGCCAACATTGCAGCACAAGGCAAATCTGTTCTCGTCATCACTTTGGAGATGTCTGAGTTATTATATGCTAAGAGAATAGCGTCTAATGTCACGAAAATCCCGATGAAGGATTTTAAGACAGATCCACACACTCTTAGATATGCTCTTGCAGAGGAAGAAAAGAAAAATCCTGATGGTAAACTGTATATTAAAGAGTTTCCACCTTCAACAATTTCTCCAAAACAATTAACTGCGTTCATCAAGAAGATGACCGATTCAGGAATCCATCTGGATGCCGTTGTAATCGATTACATCTCTCTGATGCATACAGAGAAGGGAACTAATTCTTACGAGCGTATCAAGTATATCTGCGAGCAAGTTCGCGCTATGTCGTATGTGTTCAAGTGTCCGTTCATTACGGCAGCACAGTTGAACAGAAGTAGCTTTGGAAAAGACAATCCCGGTATGGATGGACTCGCTGAGAGTTTAGGTATTGCTATGACTGCTGATGTTATCTTCTCCATCTTCCAAAATGAAGAAGATCGAGAAATGGGACTGATAAAATTGGGATTAATTAAGAACAGATTCGGAGCTAAGGGAATGGTTCAAGCTATGAGAATTCTATATGACACTCTGACCATTATTCAATCAGATGAAGAGGAAGAAGTTATGTCTGGAGATTCCGATCTCTCGATATTGGAAAGATTTGCAAGTTAAAATTATGTCACTATACACTGTTTACGAGAAAAAGAATTATGATTATAGGGGAAATGATATTTTCACTATAGAATGCACATATGATGAAATAAAGGAAGTAGTCAACGAGTTGAATGTCAAAAATGATCGATTCAACGGAGCTACTTGTGGATCTATCGGATCTCCCAATTATTTTGATTATAGAATAGCTGGTTTATTCTTTAAGTCAGTTGAAGAATATACCAATTTCATTGCAGAACAAAAAATAAAACAGATGGAAATCTTGGCATCCAAGAGATCTTACTGTGTTGACAATTGGCGATAGATGAGTAATTATGATATGTCGAATAAGGTATTTATATGGGCTAACTCTGATATGGATGGTGCGTGTAGCACCATTTTACTCGGAAACATATTCCCAAATATGGACTATAACTCCGTATTTTTTGGAGACTTTCTTGCACAGTATGAAGCATGGTCTGATATAGATGACTATGATGCAGTATTTGTCGTCGGGATGGTTCTGGATCAATCGTTAATTAATAAAATTGACGATCACAAAGTAATTTTCATCTCAGACCGAGCCGAAAAATTGAATGTGTTCGATTCCAAACTGATATGTGAAGAGACTACATCTTGTTCCAAGCTGATTTATAAAAAGTTCAAGGACAAATTCGAGATTCCAGCGGATTTAAAAAAATTGATTCTATATGTTGATGGCTATAATAGCTATACTCTAAAACATAAGGAATCCGAATACCTGAATGGTATCTATCGAAACACCAGATACAATCGTTTCAACGCTTTCGTAAAGAGATGGTGGAATGGATACGATGGTTTAACGGATAAAGAACTACAATCAGCGCAAGATTTCTTCAGTTCAATTGAAGAGGAATACGCAAGACTTGATAAATTCGAAGGGAAGTTTAAAAACTGGACTGTTCTAGCAACATTCTCCAAGTTGCCAGTCAATGAGATCGCCAAAAAGTTGATTGACAATGGAGAGCACGATGTTATTGTCGTTGTCAACACGGATACGCAATTCGTATCATTTAGAAAGCGACCAGAATCAACTGCCGACTTAGCTTTTATAGCTGAGAACCTATGTAATGGTGGCGGCAGTGCTAATGCAAGCGGTGGTAAGATAAGTCAGAAGTTCTTGGACTTCACAACCAAACTAGAACAAATATGATTGACTACTTTAACAGAAATTTTATGAAACTGAACCTTCTCAAGTTCGAATCCGAGTTAGGATATATGATTCAGTCTGAAGGTAGTGCTATTATTAATTTAGATAGTATATCAGTTATAAGTAAACAGTCCGATCAAGATGTATATTTTGTAACTGTAGCTTCTAACACTTTTGTTATCTCAGAATCCGAATATGCTAGATTAGCAGAACAATTATGACAGAGGTTAAATTTATCCCAAAGGATCTTTCTCCAAGGTATCAAACCTTTCCCGCTGGGAAAGAGGTTCTTTATCTTGAGGAAGATGGAACAAAAAGACGAATGACATTAGTAGAATATAATTTTCTGCTTTATCATCATTTCAAGATGACCAGACTTACTGATGGATTGGTGGAATCGTGGCAACCATTTTACAATTTTGATATTGAAATTATATGAATTACGACCCATCATCAGACTTAATCGAAGAAGAGAGCACACATTTGTTTTTGTGTTTCTGCACATTTGTAATGAACCTAAAGGGAAAGAAGCTTTCCATTCAAAACGTATTCATTCAGGTGTTGTCCACTGAGAAACTAAAGACCATTATGCGAGATATATTGAATCTCGACACCGACTTCGAGTTGGTTAGAGTGTTCTTGGACTTCGATCCAACGATTGCGAAATCTAAATATGTTACAAAGTATTTAAATAGTCAAAAGAAATGAAAAAAGATATAACAGAATTTACAATAGATGTAAAAATGCAAAGCAGATGGGTTCCACACTTTGTAACCATGTTAAAATATATGCAATTTCTCGGGGATGTTGGATCTTCTCGTCACGTTACGTTATTTTCTGATGGGGATGGAGATTTTAGGCCAAAATTTGAGTTTTCTATAGATCCAGAACGAGTGGAACCTGTTGATGGAAATAAGAGCGGAGAACATGTGTATGATGCAGGATAATGGTTTCCCTTGATCAACAACAGATATATAATAACCATCTGGTTGCATCGCGAAAAGTTAAGGGAGAACCCTTTCAAATTCGAAAGGATTTTTCCAAAATGGAACCTGAGAAGATCATGTATCTTGAAAAACTTAATCGACTGTTTAAAAACTGTCCAAGTATAAATCAAGAAGAGTTCTTCACTGCACCACACAAGGTTTATCCAGAAGATGCTTACTATCCCTTGGAGTTCTTCACGACTCAGAAAGCAATCAAATGCTACACTCAGTATGTGAAACTACTCGAAATCCAAGATCCCGACTCTCCCGAATCTTTAAAGAGATTGGTAGATAGTTTTAAATTTGTATTACAATACTGCAAAGAAAAGAATTTGAAATTATCGGACTACGAACTAAATATAGAAGGTTCGATGCCGTGCTTCGTGGATCATTTGAAAAATCATAAAATCAATTACTACACTTTACACGCCTTGACTTTTCGAAAACCGCAGATAGACTCAAGAATCTTGACCTTCATTTTTCCTGAGTTTTTCGAGGTCTTCCAAAAAACCAAAAACAAGTTCTTCACATCTACCAAGATGAAGGAATTTGCAAAACAAGCAAAACAAAAA